TGATACCACAGGCTCTATAATACTTAATCGTGTTAAAGCAGGAGATGTAGAATCAGAGAAGGAATATTCTAATAATGGAAGAAGTCCTTTGAATATAGATAGATTTCAAGATGTTACACTCTTGCTAAGCCAATTTTGTTCCTATGGCAATGGCACTAGGACGCTTACAAGAGTATGAACACTAGAAAACAAAAATTAGAGCATGAAAATAAAAAATCTTATGTTTTAATTTTTGTTTCTTATTGTTATGACGGATTCTATTTAGTTGTTGATGGAATCAAATGCAGTAGAGCATTTAAGACATATAGTGGTGCAAGTAATGGGTCTTCGTGAAACAGTTAATACAGAAATAGCTAAAGCTATGGAAACAGATTTGAAAGATGCTGTTTTTGATTTTGTATTTACTACATATATAACTTCTGGATATGATGTAGATGCAGGAGCACCAGTAGAAACTACATCAACAGATACAATAAGAGGATTTGTTGTAAAGTATGTTGTTGGTGAGATAGTAGATGTTGCAACTATAAAAGATACTGCAATAATACTAATTATGAGTGATGATGCTACAATAGATTTCTTAATAGATATGAAAGTTACATTTAATGATAAAGATTTTAAAATAAATGGAATATCTAGAGATCCAGCAAGTGCTTCTTGGAAGCTTTGGTGCAGGGGAATATAATGGGCGTTGTAAGAACAAAGAAAACATTTGGTGAATTTGCTAATATAATAGAAGAAGCTGTTGATGGCATTAAAAGAAATGTAGCTCAAGAGATTTATAATGAGTTAATAAAAAAAGGAACTCCATATGATACTGGTACGTTAGTTCATAGCTGGAGAGTCAGCACAGCAACTAGAGGAACTGACGCAAAGGGAGTTACGCAGGAGGGAGTTATACCAGAAGTTTTTGATCATGGTGGTGTTTACCCTAGTCCAATTATTCTTAATGCAAAATACAAAAGTAGTAAAAGACCATTTTATGTATATAATAATCAACCATATGTTACCAAATTAAACGATTCTCAAAAATGGTACAAATGGATAGATGGAGCTGTTGAAAGAGCTATGAATCGAGTAAACAATATGCCAATAAAATATGCCTAATCTAGATACAACAAGAAAAGATTTATCAAATCTATTTACTGATGGATGGAATAGCACAACACCAATAGTATATGATAATATAAAATCTACAAATAATAGTGCAAATGAATTTGTCGAAGTTAGATTTGTAGTTTATGATTCTAACAATATTGCTGTAGGTTCACAGGATTATAAAGCAATAAGACACACTGGTGTTTTTGCTGTGGTGATAAACGTAGAACTAAATAATGGTTCTGGTAATGCTTGGAGATATGCAGATCAAATAAAAGATTTCATGTCTAATAAGCAAGTGTCATCAGGCCTATTCACACTAGGAACAGAAGTTAGAAGAAATGGTGACACACAGGATGGATACTTTAGTCTTATATGTGATACTAGATATTCTTCTGATGAATTTTAAAAAGAGTCCATTAATGGACATTTATAATATAACACTTAAAGGTGAACAATAATGGCTTCTACAAATACAACTTCAATAGGCTACTTGAAAGAAACTACTACTCCAGGCGTGATTGAGGCTACACCACTATTTCAATTACTACCTGTTACATCCAGCTCACTAACAAAGAATATTACGACTGCCACATCAGAGGTTATTCGTGATGATAGACAGACTGATGATTTAACTGTTGTTGATGCTGATGTTTCTGGTGATATAGGGTTTGAATTATCTTATGCTCCTTGGAAGCCTTTGATGATTGCATTACTTCAGAATGAAGGACAGTCTACTACAGTATCAGAAATTACTACCGTAGATGCTGATTATGCAGCATCAACATTCGGAGCAACTGGTATTGGTACTGATAGAGCAGTTGGTGATTCTGTTTACATATCTTCTTCTACAGATTCAGATATTGACGGAACATATACAATTACTACTGTGACAGGCACATTACTAACTGTAACACCAGCTCCAAGAGGTACAGCAGATGCATCTGATTGTGTAGTTCGTGAAAACATAATTCATAAAAATGGAGCATTGGTTCCTAATAGCTATACATTCCGTTCTGTTTATCAAAATGATGCAGGAACACCTTACTACTTCTATTCAGCTGGGTGTCAAGTTTCTTCAATGGCATTTACGTTTTCTACTGGATCTATCTTAACAGCGACAATGTCTGTAATTGGACTGAGTGAGATTTCTCAATCTACTTTATATGATAGTGATCCTACACCCACAGTAATCCCAGCATACACTATTATGAATAGTGTTACATCAGTAGGTTCTATTTCTATTGATGGTGTATCTACTGGAACATGTAAATTTAGCTCTCTTAGTCTTACTGTTGATAATAATATCAATAAAGCTAGTTCTATAGGAGTCTTAGGTGCATGTGCATTAGCTAGTTATAGCTTAAATGTTACAGGGAACATTGAAATCTACTTCAATAATCTAGAAGCATATACTAAATTCCAAGAAGCTGAATCGTTTTCAATCGGAATGTCTCTGGAAGATGGTGACAAGAATATGATTGCTATTAATTTGAAGACATGTAAATTTGAGTCATTAACTCATCCAGTATCAGGTCGTGACCAATTCCTAATGGAATCAGGAACTTTCCGTTCTCTTAGAGATACTGCTGGTAATTCTATGGTAGAATTTACATTTTCTGATGTATAATAGCACTAAAGAGTTTGTCAGAAATGGCTAACACTTGGCTTGAGGTACTCTTCCTGTGGATGCCTCTCTCCATTTTAATATGTGAAATCACAGGTCTTACTAATACTATATATAGAATAAAACACAGGACTTATAATATGAAAAAAGTTACAAATACGAACTCAGATCACCAAATTAATGGTGTATGGACTACGGATTATAATGATGTATCATTATTAATTGCAAGAGCTGATTCTGCTAATGCAAATTATGAGAATGTTCTTACGAGAGCTATGGCTCCTCATAAGAAGAAAATGGAAAGAGGAAAATCACTAGATAATGCTACTGCAAAGCGCATAATGATTAAAGTTGTTTCTGAAACTATCCTTTTGGGTTGGAATAAAAAGGGTCACGCAGGAAAAACTGTTAATGATGATGACGGAACACCAGCATCATATAGTATTGAGAACGCTGTTGATCTATTAAATATTGACCCAGACTTACGCAAGTTTGTTGATGATTATTCTACTGATATTGATAGCTACTTAGATGTAGAGGGTATCGCAAAAAAATAATCAGCCGAGTAAACTGGAACATAGAGTTTGGCCCTGTCATTGATGATTTTAAAGAGATGTACAGGAATGGAGAGGAATCTCCTATTGATATTTATCCTAAATTAGATCGTTTTGAAGAACTAGTCTGTAAAAGATTTTTAATGATTAGTCAAATGCGATCTGGTGAAGGATTAATAACAGCTTCTGATTACTTGGCATCGTTTAAATTACTCAATATGTGGAAAAATGTGCATATCCTACTACCAATCTTCATAAAAGTTGATAAAGAAACAACTAAATTCAATCAAGCAAATAAGAAAAGACTTCAAGAAAAAGAAGTCGCAAAGAAGAAAATCAAAAAATAGGATTATATTATGGCTGTTAGTATTGGTGCAAAAATTGAGATTAGTGCTAGTGAAGCTAACCGTGAACTACAAATTTTATTAGATAGACTTACTAGAACTGACTCCACTACATTGAGACTAGTTGGTGCAATAGAAAAACTTGAGACAGAGCAAAAAAGATTAGCTAAAAATACCCGTGAAGTAGCAACTGAGGATATGAAGGTTTCATCAGCTAAAAAAATAAGAATCTCTGATAGCAAAAAATTATCACAAGCATTTACAGATGAAACAGCTAAAATAAGATCTCATGTTGATATGCTTGGTAAAGAATCAAAAGCTCTTAATAATCTTCATTCAGAAGCAATTCGTATGAATAAAGATTTTGATTCAGCTAAAGTAAAAGCTGATGCTTTATCATCAGCAATGAATAAATTATCAAATTCAACAATGAGTTATTCAAACTCAGTAAAATCTGCAAAAACATCTTCAAACACACTTAAAAAATCTTTTGAGGGGCAAAGTAAAATAGCTGGAGGGATTGGTGGGGCTTTTAGTAATATGGCTCTTGCTGTTGGCGTAGCTATGGGTTCATATACTGCTAGTACAAAAATGGCAGGAAAAGAATCTCAAACTTTAAACAATACAACAAAAGAATTAAGTAGTAATACTGAAAAGCTATCTAGTGGAAATAGAAGGCTTGCTAAAAATACACAAGGTGCTGCTAAATCAATGGATTTGTTGAATGAAGCGTCATCTGCTGTAAGTCATATTTGGCGCATAGTATTAGGTTACTATATGGCTAAGCAAATGGCTGATATAGCATTAGCTTTTGAGCACACAGCCGAGAATGTAGAATTGCTTGGCAAGAAGATGGCTCACTTTACAAATGAAGCAAATTCACTTGATACAATAGTTAGTAAGTCTATTGAAATAGGTTATTCAATACAAGACTTAGGTAAGATTGTTACTAGGTTTTCTATTACTACTAAAGGTATGTATAATACAGAAGAGATGACTAAATGGGCTGAAACACTTGTAAGAAGTGCAAGAGCCGCTGGCACATCTACTATGGAATTAAATAGTGCATTAATACAGTTATCACAGTCTTTCTCAGCAGGAAGATTGATGGGTGATGAGTATCGTTCTATATCAGAGAACTTGCCAATGCTAAAACAAGCATTAGAGCAAGTATTTGAAGGAACGGAAGATGCAGGAGTTGGTCTCAAAAAATTGTCATCACAAGGAAAAATTACTACTGAAGTATTAATACAAGCATTTGATATACTAGGGGTTACAATTCAAGATATACCAGGAACTATAAATACTATTGATGCTGCATTATCAAGATTTAATTCATCCTGGCAAATATTTACTAAAGAAGTCAATGATGGATCAACATCATTAAAAGATTTCATAAATATTATGGCTGGAATATTAACTCATATCAGTGAAAATCAAGCTGCCATAGATGGCCTAAGCAGGACTAGTAAAAAACTATCAAAAGAAACAAAAGAATATGCTGATATTATTAGAAGCGTTATTGATGTTCTTAAAGATTTAATATCTTTGGTCCCATCAATAAAAACTTTCGCAGCAGCTATGGCAATAGCTTTTGGTGTTAAAGCAGCAGCGGCTCTATGGACTTGGGCAAAAGCTGCTACAGCAGCTGGATTGGCAATGACTACCTTTTCAATACTTGCTCCTATTGGTGTTATGATTGGTAAGTTTGTAACATTGATAGGAGGCTTGCCAGGTGTATTGGCTTTGGCGGCTTATGGCTTGTTTGATTTACACCAAGGATTTGTTGAAAATAGAGAGGCTGCTAGAGAATTATCACGTGAAGTGCAAACTCTAACTTATTCATATGCTAGTCTTTTGGAAATATATGATAATATAGATGCTGAAGAAGAAGCAAGAACATTAATTGCACTAACTCAAGGAAAGGTTCGATTACAAGCAATATTAAATGAGAAAATAGCCACTGAAAATTTATTAAGAGCAAAAGTTGCTATTGGTGAAATGCAAAATGAGTCGTTTGATTGGAAAGCTTCATCTGCTGAGATGCAAAATTTATTGAGTCAATTAAGAGAGTTACAAGCGCATATAGATGCTATAACAGATAAGACTCCATTAAATTTAGTTGGAGAAGATGAAACTGATAAGATAATAAGATTGAATAAAGAACTTCATACAATGTTTGAAGATTTAGATAAAGATTTCAAAGCATTTAATGAAATGAATAGTAAATTAAAACGAGCAATGGAAATTGCATTTGAAATAGATCTGCCAGATGATGAATTATCTATAATTCTAAATAAGATAACAAAAGAATACATAGAAGCAATAAAAGCAACCAAAACACTAACAGCAGAACAGAGATTATTAAAGAAATTTACTGATGATTTGGTATCTGGATTAGACCCATATGTGAAATTAATCAAACAAGTGAATGAACAACATAATGAAGGAAATATAAGCTTAGAAAAGAAAAATGCTCTACTGGCAATATATGAACCAAAAACTAAGAAAGCTATTGCAGCAGCAAAAGCTTTGGCTGATGTAGAAAAAATAAGATTAGAATTATTTAAAAAATTTCATCCTGAATTAAATAAATATTTAGAAGAGGTTATTGATATAACAAAAGCATATCAACAACAGATGATAACTCTTGATGAAATGAATGAAAAAATAGCAAGACAAAAAGAGATAATGGATGCTAGTGAAATATGCAAGACTGCCCAAAAAGAGGCAACTTGCATAGAAGATATGAGGGCTTCTTATGACGCTGTATATTCTGCTACTAGAGATTTTGAGCAAGCACAGCGAGAATTAGAAATTGCTGTTACGCATGGTGGAATGTCACAAGAACTAGCAACTAAAAAATTACAAGAATTAAGAAAAGAAATAGTACAAGCTCAAGCAGATGCAGGTGATTTAGGTTCTAAATTTAGATTGATGTGGGGTGAGTTTGCAGAAGGTATTGATGAAAATGTAAAAGGATTATTTTCAGATATTCTAAAAAGTGAAGCGGATGCATGGGATAACTTCATGGATAGAATCAAAGATTCTTGGACAGACATGCTAGCTGATATGGCATATGAAGCCTTACTTTCTTCAATTACTATAGGCTTAAATGCCACAGGTGGTGGAAGTGTTGGTGGAGGCAGTATAGCTTCTACACAGACTGGAATTGGAACAATAACAGCAGCACCAGGAACAATAAGTGCAGCCACAAATGGAATTATATCAGAAAAAACACTTACAAATTCATTAATTAAAGCTATTAATGCTAATGGAACTACTAGCATGTTTTCTAGCGGAAATGCATTTTCTATGAATGAATTGAGCAATGTCTTTAGCGGAACACCAACATACACAAGCCCAGTTGGCCCAACAACAGGTACTTATGGTTTTTCAAATGCAGCAAATGCTGGAGCTGCTGGATTAACTGGTGGATATGTTGCAGGTCAAATTGGTGGTTGGGATGGTGTTGCGGCAGGTAGTCTAGTTGGAGTTGGAACAGTAGCCGCATCAGGCGCTTTGTTTGGAGCTGCGGGAACCGCTGGCGCTTTAGGTGGAGGCACTATGATGGGAGGAGCAGGAGCAGCCTTAGCAGCTATGGGGCCAGTTGGCTGGGCTGCATTAGCAGTTGGAATAATATTGAGTAGTGGTGTGTTGAACGGAGATAGTGATTATACTCCTGATTTAAATATAGGTGGATTCATGGGAGGAGATGGATCAGGAACATATATAAATTCTATGGGTTCTGAGGGGAATGGAACTTACGATCCAGTATTTGGATATAAAGGAACATTTGGAACTATAGGTGTTGGAACACAACATGACGCTTTTGATAGTGAAGAAGCTGCAATGAATTTTGTAAATGCAATAACTTCTGAATTTGCTATGATGGATACATCTATATCAGATGCACTTGGAAAGAAAATTACTGCATCAGTTGTTGAGTCTATTGGTAATATACAACTACCTGAGTTAAAGGGGGAAGAGAGTGAAGATTGGACTGCAACATTAGAAAATCAATATAGAATTATATTTGGCACAGTAATGAACAAAGCTGCTGAATTAACTGGTAATGAAGATTGGAATATTTGGTCATCTCTTGAAGGTGATATGAAATCTATAGTGTATGTTACAACTCAATATGTTGAATCAACAGGTGAGTTGCGTAAGCTATATGAAGAAATGATTGATGTGAATGATAGAAATGCTAATATAATAGCAAAACAGATGGGTAATTGGGATGCAGTAAATAGTGTAATGGAAATGCTAGGAGTTAGTTTGTATAGCATATCAGTGCATGGAGTAGAAGCTGCAAACTCATTAGTTGAAGCTGCTGGCGGATTAATTAATTTAGCAAATCTAACAGGATATTTCTTTGAAACATTTTACACAGCACAAGAGCAGGGTGCATATCATACTAAATTATATGCAGATACTATTAAAGATTTAAATGAGAAATATGATACTCATATAAGTACAGCAACATCTGGTTACAGATATTGGACTGAAGCCATACTTAATAATAAAGATGCCAGTGCTGACTTGGTTGTGGAGTTATTAGCACTTGGTCCAGTAGTTACTCAAGTAATACAGGCTGAGCAAGCTGCAAATGTTTGGTATAGTTGGAGATGCCGCAAGCTACACTGAAGAAGGATTAAAAGGTTTTCTTGAATATTTGAGTACTTTAGATTTAGTTGGTGACGCGGCTACACTTGCAGCAGAAAAAGCTGGCAATCTATCATCTAGTTTTTATACACTACAAGATGTCACTAGTGGAATTGATAAAGATTTACAAAAAGCTATTGATACTACTGATGATTTATTTGAATCACTAATTATGTTAGGAATGACAGATATAGAGAAATCAACATATGACTTAGATAAATTTTTTAAGAAAGTTGATAGTTTTGGATTTAGCTTAACTCCTGAAGATTTAGGTGTTGCTGGGTTTGAGTTAGCACTTTTTGAAGAAGGACACATATCATTAGCACAAATGGGACTAGATATTAAAGATTTAGGATTCACATCTGACATGACATCTAATGAGATAATAGAATTTACACAATCATTAAGAGATGCTGGTATTAATTTAGATGATTCAATTGGATCTATTTATGATTTTGCAAATGCCGTGTTACAAACAGAGAATGATTTACGTAGTGCATCAGATGTAATTATTGATTCTGTGTATAATTTGATAGATTCGTTTGTTGATGCATCTAATACAATAAATGGAATTATATCTTCCAGTACAGAAAGTTGGCTATTAGATACGTACACAGATGATCAAAAATATAATTATCATAGAGACTCTGCTAATGCTAATTATGAATTAATAAAAACTTCACTAGACCCAGCTGAAATAACTAGTTTGGTTGGAAGTATTGTTGATTCTGGTAATATCCTTTGGGGATTGCTAGATGACACTGGTAAGTCTATAAACCTACAAGGTTTCATTGATTATGTTGAAAACGTACAAGACTTAGCTGATGAAAGAATAGAAGCGATTATAGGAGATCTTGAGACAGGAGTTCAAGGTATTGTTGATGATCTTGGTTTAGATGAACTTAGCTCTGATTTAGATTCTAATTTTGGTGTACAAGATCCTCCTGATCCAATTGATGAAATCGATTTCAAAGTAATAGAATTGGCATCAGCAGACCAAAAAGTAGCAGCTGAAACTATGAAAATTGCATCAAATGCAATAAAGAAAGCAGCTGATACAATTAACGTAGCAGCAAATACAAGTTTGGTTGCGGCAAGAACAGAGAAGCAAGTGTCTGTTAGTGTTAATATAGAGCGTGATGAGGTAGGATATTAATGAAAACTTTGACAGCACATAATTCTACAGAAACAGAAAAGCAAATAACAGAACCATTTTATTTAGTATTTATGAATTTTGACACTCCTGTTTATTTGTGTAGCTTAAAAACTATAACAGTAAATAGCATACTTTGGTCTGGGTCAAGAAATATTAGTGTATCTTCAATAAATACAAACTCATCAGGAAACCAAACTGGATCAATTCAATTATCAGATGTAGATGATTTAATATCTGGATTGATTTTAACTGAAGGCTGTGCTGAGAAGATATTAAAAATATACAAAGGGTATGGTGATCCTTCTGATGCTGATATAGTTATAGAATTTGATGGATATATGGACAGTGCAACAATAAGTGATGTAACTGTTTCTATAAATTTATTGAGTAAAAATTCAACTAGATTTGGCCCAGGAATAACAATTGGTAAGCCATATTTTAATTATCTACCACCACCAGGCACAATAATACAGTCTGGTAACACAACGATAACATTAGAGAGTGCAAACTAATGGCTACATATCCAGTTCTAAAACAATCATATTCATCAACAAGAAGCGCAATTTCGAATGTTAAAATAGAAATTGCCGCTGATGGAACACAAAGAGGACAGAATAATTATAGTAAAACAGTTTATAATTTTAATATAATGCATCCATATTTAACTGATGATGAGCAAACTAGCATCCAAAGCTTTTATGATGCTAATAGTGATATTCCATTCACATTCAATTATGCAAAAGATTTAGAAAATTATACGTTGATTTTTACACAAGAGCCAGATTTTAATAAAGTTACATATAATAGATGGGATGTAACAATGAAGGCTATAGGATCAATAGCATGATACCAGTAGGTTTACAGAATATACTTGATAGGGTAGCTTATAATGCTACTTATAATGCGTCAGTTAGTAGTGCAGAAACTAACGGTTTGCAATATCCTGATTATATTCCACCAGTTCCTCAAACGACTATTAACACAGCCACAACCACTAGGCCATCAAGACAAACAGTAAATAGTGTTGCTACTAGTTCTGCTGAGCGCCAAATGATGGTTGCTGCTGACAGAGCAGTGATACCATTAATATATGGAAGGCAAAGAGTTGGTGCAAAAATTGCAGTAGTTAAGCTTCATGAAGACTACTTGTATATATTAGCTGTTTTTGCATTAGGTGAGTGCAATGCCATTGAAAGCATATTGTTTGAAGGTGAGGAAAATACTGATTATATTGTTTCTGAATATTTAGGAACTACTACCCAAACAGCAGATACAACACTAGCAGGAATAATATCTGGATATACAGATGATTTAGTTATTAATTATAATGGACAAGATATAGGTACATGCTATGCTGTACTAAAAGTTCCTGTTGATGATTTTCCTAATAAAATTGAAGCCATAATACAAGGCCAAAGTAATATTTATGACCCTCGCACTACAACATCATATTATAGCACAAATCCAGCATTGTGTTTAGCTGATTTTAAAAGCAATGATATTTATGGGCAAGGATTAACACCAGACTGGGATAGTATAGAATTAGTAGCGGATGATAATGATGAGTTAGTTGGAGTTGATAAAAGGCGTGAAATTAATATAGCTATTGATAAGATGTCGGATATATCTAATCATATTGAAGCAATGCGTGTATATGCTGGATGTTTTATTTTACAAGAAGATACTTTTAAATTAGTTTCAGATAGACCAGCTACTGTAACAAGAAATCTAACAAATACAGATATAGTAGATGGTAGCTTAATAATTAAAAAAAGCGGAACTGCAAAGCTACCAACTGTTATGACAGTGGTATACACTGATATTACAGCAGAGCCTTGGAAAGATGCAGAAGCAAAAACAGAGCTATTAGGACTAACAGAGCGTAGAGAGTCTATTATAAAGCTACAGGGGATAACAACATACAATCAAGCAATGCGAGAAGCAATAGAGCGACTAAATGCACTAAATCTTTCAGACTTAGTTGTTGAATTTACTAGTTTTGATGAATCATTAGCAGATCAAGTTGGTGATGTTATTACAATAACACATCATAAAGGATTAACTTCAAAGAAATTACGAATACTTAGCGTCAATCAAGAATCTATTGGTAGGTATAAAATACTATCAGCTGAGTATGATGAGGCTGTGTATAGTGATAATTTAGAGACTGAACCAACTTATCCAGATACAACATTGCCAAGTCCTAATGCTCCTATTCCTGTAACCAATCTTCAAGCATCAGAAGAATTGTTCCAACAAGGCACTGGTGTTTATGCGTCAAGAATAAGAATAACATGGGACGCTCCTGATTATCCATATATACAATATTATAGAGTTATAGTTAAAGTTGGTGTTGATGTAGTATTTGAAGTAAATGCTATTAGTCCAGAAGCAGCAACTGGCGCGGTTCTTGATACACAATCAGATATTGATGGAATTATAGAATTAAAACAACATGATATAGAAGTGTCTGTTTATTCAGGATTATCATATAGCTCAATAGAAACAACAAGCATAACTCCACAAGGAAAGTATTTACCACCAGGAGATGTGTCTACCTTATCTGGATTTGAAGCAGGTGGAACTGTGTACTTGCAATGGCCACAAGCTATAGATATTGATATTTGGAAGTATGAAGTTCGATATGGACTAGTAGGTACTACTTGGGAAACAGCTGATTTATTAGACAGAACTGACAGCCTAAGATTAACAACTGAAGAGATAGCGGCAGGTACTTGGAAATTCTTTGTTAAGGCACTTGATAGCGTTAGTAATTATTCAGAAAACGCAGCCACAAAAACCTTATCAGTTACTATAGACTCAGATGCTTTTTTAGTTGAAGAAAGACAATTTTCTAATCCTTCTTTAACTGATATGCATGAATATACTCCACAGCGAGGAGTAGATCCAATTTACGCAGTTAGTGAAAGTACGCAGAGTTGGGCCACGCTATTTCCTAACGCTATGAGCACTTATGTGAACTCAGTCAACAGTTATCAGGCTTCTGTTACTAGTGAATATTTATCAGAGACTTGGGACGCTGGACTAGAACTATCAGGTGACTGGGCGGCAGAAATTGATACATCTACTATCAGTGGAACAGTGGTTACTCAGATGGAGCTATCAACAGATGCATCGAGTTGGGATGCTTATACTAATCTTAGTGCTAAGGCAACAGCTCGCTATGCAAGGGTAAGAGTAGAGTCGAATACTGGGTTGTTTATTATTAATTGGCCTAGCGTATTGATTAGAATCAACGCGATCCCAAAAGCTGAAAATGGTGAAACTATCAGTCTAAGCACTGGTGGGAAAGAGATTCAATTAGTAAACGATTACACGAAAGTCAAAGCAATCACCGTAACGCCTGTTGGCACAACATCATTGACTAGCGTGATTAATGATATTGATTTAACTAGCACACCAAACACGTTTGATGTCTACATATTTAATTCTAGCGGAACAAGAGTAGCAAATAATTTTATCTGGAAATTTGAAGGAGTATAGGAATGGCTTATAACCAATTTGATGATGCATTGCCAGTTAGCACAGCAACAGGGCCACAAGTAATAACTGACATCAGAGACAATCAACAATCCATGAGAGATATGATTGTTATCGGTGGGATGCAGGGTTGGAATATGGCTGCAACAGGAGGTACAGCGGCAGAGCCTACACAATTACTCTACTCGAAAGGTGTTGAGCGATTGAAAGCGGCTTTGACATGGGCCACGTCAGGAGGTCAAGACGGCAATGTCACTCAAGCAATTTATTCATATAGCAGTAACAGTGGTGGAGCTTATGATGTAATTGGAACATTTCACGTCACATATGACACGAGTGGTAATGTTACAGCTACTTATTGGTAATATAAACTAGGAGATTTATGATGGTAGATTATTTATTAGGAGTACCAGGAAAACTAAAAACTTTACTGGATAGATGGACTGCAACAAAAGCAGGCTATCTTGATACCACAGTATCAAGCAGGGCTAGTGCATCAGCATTAACAACTGTTGATACTGTTGTTGATGCTGTTTTGCAAGACACATCAGTTATGCAACCAAAAGTTACTGACATATTAATAGATACAGCAAGTATTCAACCAAATGCTGCTGCCATTTTACAAGATACAGCAAATATGCAACCAAGACTAGCTAGTATGTCTTTATATGGGACTACAGTTAGAAGAACTGTACAAGGTTCTGTTAGTATTTCTGGAAACTCCAGTACAACATATGATCTTACGATAGGTACGGTAACAAATATAGCAAAATGTGTGGTGACTACATGTGCGTTCACAAATAGTTCTGGATATTCATGGCCAGCATCTGGTCTTGTTGTAAGTACAACGAAAGTTAGAGTATATGTACCGTCAAATACCGGTAGCACTGGTGTGTATTATGCCGTAACAGTAGTGGAGTTTTACTAATGAATAATTATCATACTATAAATGAGCAAGGTTATATCATCGGTTCTTGTGGCAGTTCAGATGAAGAAGATTTAGATATAAGGACTGATCTACTAGAAGATGACGGAACTGATCGCAGAAATCATATGTGGGATCTTATTGCTAAAATCTGGAAACCTGATGACCGTCCGCTACCAGATGAAATAAGACAAATTTCTAAAATAGACTTTATTGAATTATTCACTGATGCTGAGATGGAAAGTCTAATTGACTTTGCAAAGACCAACACGAAAGCAGCATTATTCTTAAATAAACTGGATGCTTATGATGTGATTAACCTTAATAATGCAAAGTTACAGACATCCATTAATGCAATGGAGAATGTTGGGGTTCTATCAGCTGGCAGAGCGAGTGAGATTATTAACTCAACTTCTGATGTAATTACTGTTATTCAGCCACCAAGAGTGTAATGTAAATGGATTCTTTAACAATAGAATCATAATTACACTAGACATAATATATAAAGGAATTTTGAGATGCAATATTTAAAAATAACAAGTCCTACAATAACACATCAAGATAAAGAGTCATCTAATCTTACATTTAAATATTATGGTAGAGATTATATTTCTGTTGATGGAACACTTGATTTTGAAAATGCTTGGATATTGCGCGAAGGTGCTTTATTAATAAATGAAGAAACTGATATAGGATTTTTGGAAGTTGTTAGAGTAATAGAAAAAAATGATATAGAAAGAATATTTTTACAAGAAATAGAATCTTTCTTATCTCAATATACTCAAGCTGAAATAGATACATTTGGATTGCAGTATACTGAAGTCCTTAATTATACTGCTGATAATCAAGTAATAACTCCATTCATAACAGCATTGGCTGACAGCCGTGAAACTACAAGAGGTATTGTGGCTGCTGAAGTAATTTCTTTTTTCACTGCATATAGAGATTTATTAGCTTTTAATATGGGAATTAAACAAAAGAAATTTATTGAAATAGATGAAGCTGTAACATTTACAGAAATTAATGCAATAACCTGGACTAGCTAGTCAATTATTATTTACTAAGGAAAGATAATGGAATTTTTTAATAAAATAATAGTACATCCTCTTCCAGACGGATATAATTGGGTTACTGAAGATTGGATAGCAGTATTAACCAATAAAGGATTAATCTTTATACCAAAAGGATTTAAGACAGACTTTGGTTCTATAGCACGTTTTCTTTGGGCTATAGTAGGTGCTCCTGCTACTGGAAAACATAGAAGAGCAGTTCTATTCCATGATTGGTTATATTCAACTCAATTAGTTTCAAGAGAAGAAGCTGATGTTATATGCCTAGAAATAATGAAAGAAGATGGAGCTAATTTCTTTAAAAGATATACTATTTTTCTTGGAGTGAGAGTTGGAGGATTTGCTGCTTGGAGTAGAAAAACAGAAGAGTCAAAAACAAATTATATTAACAAACAACAGAGGCAATTTCATGAAAATTCTATTAGTTACAGTTATAATCTTTACGCTTAATGGATGTTCAGCTTTAGACAATATAGCAAAAAATAGAGATCTTGATTACACACTAGGATGCGTTTTAGTAGAATCTGGATTAAAATTAGGATACTTTAATCAAGCTGGAGAGGCTGAGGTGTTTAAAGTAAAATGCTCAGATGAATTACCAAAAGGTTATTGTTTTGAGTATGAGAGTAGAACAGGAGCAAAGGTTAAAGTAGGAGATTGCGAGCCAGATAATATCATTTGATAACTGTACATTAAACAATAAACTAATTATTTACTTTACTTAGATTAGATAGTATAATAAAATAGGGTATGTTTAAAATATAGTTCTTAGGTATGTGTATGTGTACAAAAGAAGAGGTAAGACAAGTAATGGTTGAAACAGTGACACCATTATGGATGAGAAAAGCCCTTAGTGTAATTGGCATGATTTCAGTGTTATTTATTGGCTGGCTGGCTTATGAGGTGCATGTTCAAGGCACTATAACAGCTAATAAATTAAATGCAGCAGAATTGAAGCACGCAGAAAGCAACTCAGAATTATTGGCTAAAATTGATAATGTTAGGTTTGTTTATTCTACTGTGAACATAGAAATGTTGGGAAAAATAGACAGACTTTCTGACCAGATAGATCACATAAAAGAGATAGCTATTGGCAGAAGCAAAGATAGATATACTGGAACACAAGCAGAGGCCAGAGCAAAGTTAATTGATGCAAGGAACAAGGCCAGCGATCAATTAGAAGATGAGCGTTGGAAAACAATCTCTAGTCGTATCAATAGAAATAAAAACCTAATTGAAAAGTATCATAAAATACCATGAGCAATTTAAACAACAAGCAGTTTAAATTTACAAGAGCATATTCTTATTAGACAAAGAATGTTTAGAATAGAGAATAATAAATAATGGTATTTTTTAAAAGCAAATTAGATGACTGGTATAAACCAAAACATCTTTATTGGTGGTTATTAGGTTTGTGGGCTATTTTAATTTTTTGTATGTGGTTGATAATTAAATGCGTAACTTAAATAATAAGCAATTTAAATTTACTAGAGCTTATCCATTACTAATGCTCTATGCTAATTACATTGGATATGAGTTGAGCGATGGTGATGCTTATAGAGATGATCGTTGTAAATATGGTCATGATAACTCAACGCATAGAGTTAGACTTGCAAGAGATTTTAATATCTTTAAAGATGGCATTTATTTAAGAAATGAAGCGGCAAAAATAGCTTTTAATAAATTACATGATTTTTGGGATATGTTAGGTGGATCAAGACGTATTAAAAAAGATTTACGTCATTTTAGTTTTAAACATAATGGTATAAGGTAATGAGAAAAAATTTATTTTACACAGCACTTCTTTTAATTTTTCTTATAGTATTCTTCGCTAACTATTCGTATGCGAAAGATTATTCTGTGACTCTAACTGATAGAAGTAAAGCAAAGCAAACTTATTGCGTCTTGCAAAAAAATAACGGGAATAGAATGTTGATATGTTCAGAAAGTGACTTTGAGCTTAGTGAACTTATACCAATAAAAAAGTTACGGGTGGAAACACCAAAACCTTCAAAGAAAGCATCATCAAGTTTTGAAGAGCTTTTAATGAAAATGCGATAACATAGAATGATAATTATTTTAATAATTATCTTTTATATATAAAATTACAATAAGGTGAAAATAAAATGGCTAAGAATTTACATATTACAGACGTAGGTCAGCAATCAGCAATGGATGCCTTTGCAGCATTAATAGATGGTGGTGCTACATTTGGTTATCTTGAACTCTATGATGACACAGGTTCACAACCAGCAGACGCAGATGATGCAGTTGGTTCTAGTGTGCTGCTAGGTACTCTAACTTTTAGCGACCCTGCTTTTTTAGGTGCTAATGCTTCTGGTGTTACCACAGCAGATACAATTACTGGTGACTCAGCAGCTGATGCGACTGGTACAGCTCTTTGGGCTAGAGTATATGATAGTGATGCAACTGCTATTTTTGATTGTAATGCTGGAGAAGCAGCTGATGTAACTACTATTACTTTGGACAATAAAAATATTGTTCAGAATGGTACTATTGACATTACATCATTTACTTTAACTATGCCCGATGGAACCTAATAGCATAATTGAAATAAAGGAGTAGTAAAATGGCTCAAGGAACAGTACAGTTTTTTGAAGAGGCATTGGTATATCTAGGCAATGGAGCTGTTGATTTAGATGCTGGAGGGATGAGAGTTGCTTTATATGATGCTGCTGCTGGATGGGCAGCAGGTACTACATCTCCAGCTTACACAGCTACTAATGAAGTTTCTTCTGGAAATGGGTATACTTCTACTGGAGAATCAATCACAGTAACATATACAGAAGATGCTGGAATAGCTACTTTTGCTATTACTGTTGATGTAGTATGGACACAAAACGGATCTGGACCAACCAATATATATTGGGGTCTTATCTATGATGATAATGCTGCTAGTAAAGAAGCAATAGCATTTATTGATATGGGTGATCTAGCTAATATATCTTTGCAAGATGGAAATATAACCATCAATGCTGGAGATGTTTTTAAGCAACAACTATAATGTAACAATTACATAAGGCACGAAAAATGGCTACATATAATAAGTTTGAACAATTCGTAGAAGATGTAGCACAAGGTGTGCATAATCTCACTCCATCAACTGGTGACTCTCTTAAGGCTTGCCTATTAACTAATGCAAATGCCCCAGTTGCTGGTGATGCTATTTTCGGTGATCTTACATCTCCTATTACTGCGGCAGGTAGTGATCTTGACACAGATTCACTTGTAATAAATGCTAGTTCTGGTCAAACAGCTGGTGCTTATCAACTAGTGATAAATGATTTAACAATGACAGCTTCAGGTGGTTCTGTTGGTCCATTTCAGTGGATTGTTATTTATAATGATGATCAAACTACTCCAGCTAAACCACTTATATCATATTATACTTATCCTTCAGAAATCACTCTTCAAGATGGTGAAACATTTACCCTTGATTTTGGTTCTACATTCTTTACAATACCAGCATCTTAATTAAGGATTTCAAATGGATTACGCCAACACTAAAGATATCATTCTGAAAAGTAATTTTTTATTAGACAAAGATGAGCAATTCATTGAATCTAATATAATGAATATACAGGATAACTGGAAGAAACGCCAGACTTTTCGTACTGAAACAGAAATGAGAATTTCTGTTTTGAATGATCTTAAATTTCCAACACCTGCTGCTAAGTATTGGCAATGTGTTAGAGAACAGGGCGTATTCTATGAAAATCTTGTGTCATTATCGTTTGATTACAGGCGCAATAGAATTGAACAAAAGAAATTAAAGAAGGAAATTGAAGAAGAATCTGATGAATTAGACAGAGAGTTACTTCAAATAGATTTAGAAGAAAAGCAATTTGGTCAACTTAATATGGAACATGTTGCTAAAAATCGTATGCGAGAAATTCGCCTATGGTCACAATTAATGGAAGAGTCTATAAAAGATGATCCATCGTTTGACACAACAGATGTAAATACACACCAGCTAAAAAGCTACGCTATGCGTTTTGAAAATCAAATGAAAAACATAGGTAATGCTTCCCCTTCAGAAATGTCTAATCTTGTTGGGCAATATGAATCCTCTATTAAACAGCTAAAGAAAGAAAAAAACCAAACTAAATTAACACAGTCTAATAACGTAAGAGCTGTAAGGTTCGATTTACAATACTAGGAGTAAGTCGTGGGATATTGGAGTTCTGGAGGTGATTTAAATACTGCTAGATATGGTTTAGCTGGTGCTGGTACTCAATCAGCAGGATTATCTTTTGGAGGTCTTACTGGAAGTTATTCAGCAGTAACTGAATCTTATAATGGAGATTCTTGGACTTCAGAGAATGATTTAAATACTGATAGATACTTATTAGCAGGAGCGGGAATTCAAACAGCTGCTTTATCATTTGGTGGAAATCCGACTGCGCCAACCGAATCATACAATGGAACTTCTTGGACTTCTGAAAATGATCTAAATACTTCTAGATACGGATTAGCAGGCTGTGGAACACAATCTTCTGCTTTATCCATTGGAGGTAACCTTCATCTTTATACTACTGAAGAATATAATGGAGTTTCATGGTCTTATTCAGATGATTTAAACATAAGTAGAACATCAAGTGCGGCATGTGGAACAACTAGTGCTTCTTTATGTTTTGGAGGAAACAATGGATCAACATATCCATTTTATTCTACAGAAGAATATGATGGTGCTTCATGGAGTAATGTTAGTGATTTAAATGTCCGTAGAGAATCATTAACAGGTTGTGGAACTCAATCTGCTGGGTTGTCATTCGGTGGTCTTACCTATGATTTAGTATTTTTATATGATACTGAAAAATACGATGGAATTGTATGGAGTTATTCAGATCATTTAAATGCTGGTAGACATAGATTAGCAGGAGCAGGAACTCAATCAGAAGGATTAACTTTTGGCGGATATGATGGATCATCTTTAGCAACAACAGAAGAATATGATGAAACATCATATAAGATGTTACCACTTATAGGAACTTGGTCTACATCAAATGATTTAAATACAGCTAGATATTGTTTAGCAGGATGTGGAACTCAAACCGCAGGTTTATCTTTTGGTGGGCAAATATCCGCAGTTGATTATTATGGATATACCGAAGAATACGATGGAAGTTCATGGACTAATTCTAATGATTTAAATACTGCAAGGTCAAATCTAGCAGGTTGCGGAACTCAAACCACAGGTTTATCTTTTGGTGGTCGTGCTGGTTCTTATATAGCAGTAACAGAAAAATATAATGGAACCACTTGGGCAACTGCAAATGATCTAAATGCTGACAGAGGGTATCTAGCAGGTTGCGGAACTCAATCAGCAGGTTTATGTTTCGGTGGTTATGATGGATCTAATTTAGCAACTACTGAATCTTATGATGGTACTTCTTGGGTTTCTGAAAATGATCTAAATACTGCTAGAACATCATTGTCAGGTTGTGGAACTCAATCTTCCGCTTTATCGTTTGGTGGATATATTTCTGGGGCATTGGGATTAACTGAAGAATATAATGGATCTACTTGGTCTACTTCTAATGATTTAAATGTAGCGAGACACAAATTAGCAGGATGTGGAACTCAAGAAAATGCACTATCTTTTGGTGGAACAAATGGTTTTTTGTTAGCAGAATCTGAGCAATATAACGGAATCTCTTGGATTATTTCTGGAGCGTTAAACACAGCTAGAGATAGTTTGGGAAGTTGTGGAACTAAATCAGCTTGTTTATCTTTCGGTGGTTATGCTTCATCTGCTTTAGTAACTACCGAAGAATATAATGAACCAGCAGAAGCTACAGACGTACCAGATTACGAAGTTTCAGGAGCAAGAGTTTGGGTAACTGTTAGTGATTTAAATGAAGCTAAAAGAAGTGTTGGAGGTTGTGGAACTAAAACTGCCGCATTAGCATCTAATGGTTATGATGATTCTAGTTTATTAACAACTGAAGAATATAATGGAACTTCTTGGTTTATTACAAATGATACCATTGCAGATCGAATGGGGCCAGCAAATTCAGGAACACAAACATCTGCTTTATCTTTTGGTGGTTGGGAAGGATTATCAGCAAGCGATACAACTGAATCATATAATGGCACTTCGTGGACTACTGAGAATGATTTAAATCAGGCTAGACAATATTTATCAGGATGTGGAACTCAAACAGCTAGTTTATCTTTTGGTGGTTATCTTGGTCTTACAGAAGAATATAATGGAACTTCTTGGATTATTGTCAATAGTTTAAATGAAAATAAAGTAGAAGGCTCTGGCGCTGGTACTCAGACCGCTGGATTAGCTTTTGGAGGATCTTATCAAAATGACACAGAAGAGTATAACGGAACAATCTGGACACATACTAGTCAATTAAATGGTGAACCAGATGGCTTAGCTGGTAGTGGTGTTCAATCAGCAGCATTAGCTTTCGGTGGTAATAGCACTGAAACAAGAACTGAAGAATATGATGGAACATCATGGTCTTATAAATCTAACTTAAATACTGGTAGAAGATCTTTAGGAGGAGCTGGCACTACAATATCTTCACTATCTTTTGGCGGAGATGATGGAGATTATTCAGCAACAACTGAAGAATACTCAGATGGCGAATCTTTTGTAATAACTCAACCTGAACCATATACTGTATGGGTCATTGCTAGTGATCTAAATACTTCTAGACATAGATTAGCAGGTTGTGGAACGCAGTCAGCAAGTATATCTTTTGGTGGATATACTACAACTGATTCAGCAGTTACTGAAGAATACGATGGTACTTCTTGGACTTCTGAAAATGATCTAAATACTACTAGATGTAGTCTTGCTGGAGCAGGAGTTCAATCAGCATGTCTGTCTTTTGGCGGGTATGATGTAGGTTATTTAGCAACAACTGAATCATATAACGGAACTTCTTGGACTTCTGAAGATGATTTAAATACAGCTAGATTACGTCTAGCAGGAGCTGGAACACAGACCGCTAGTTTATCTTTTGGTGGAACACGACTTTCTGCATCAGCTGTAACAGAAGAGTACAATGGAACTTCTTGGACAACTTCTAATGATTTAAATACTGCTAGATATAGTTTAGCAGGTTGTGGTACTCAGTCAGCGGCATTATCAATCTCTGGATTCGATGGCATTGAACTATCAACAATT